GCGCCGCCGGGGCACAAGATCATGGCCTGCGACCTGTCGCAGATCGAAGCACGGATGCTGGCGTGGCTGGCTGGGCAGGACGATTTAGTCGAGGCGTTCCGTCAGGGGCGGGATGTGTACTGCGAGTTTGCATCCGATGTCTACGGCAGGACCATAACAAAGGCAGACAAGTCAGAACGATTTGTGGGTAAGACTGCCGTGCTGAGCCTGGGTTACGGCGCCGGGGCAGAGAAGTTCCGTGAAATGCTGCGCATCCAAGGTGGTGTGAAGATCGACGAGAACGAGGCCCAGCGGATCGTCCGCCTGTACCGCCAGAAGAACCACAAGATCGTGGGGCTATGGGAACGCTGCAACAACGCTCTGAGTGCCATGACCTCGGGCCTGGAAGGTTCGCTGCACGAGACAATAAGTTACGACCACGAAGGCATAACACTGCCCAACAAGTTGCAGATTAAGTACCCCCTGCTGCGTCGGCAGGCCAACGGCTTTGAGTACGTCAACGATCCCCGGCAGTTCAAGAAGGCAGTGAAGTCCCGGCTCACGGGCAATGGCGAGGAAGCTGCGTGGATCAGACTATACGGTCCTAAGATGGTCGAAAATCTGGTGCAAGCCCTCGCAGCCCTGGTAATCCGAGAGCAGATGGTGGCGGTCGCCAAGACAGGAGTGAAGGTGGCCTTCCAAGTCCACGATGAATTGGTAATGGTTGTGCCTGACAACGAAGTAACGCAACGGGAAGCACAAGTAGTTGCCATTATGTCCACGCCCCCGGCCTGGGCACCGGACTTGCCGGTTGAATGTGAGTGCGCAGTGGCAGATAACTACGGCGACGCCAAGTAAGCTGGTATACTTGGCACTCCAGACGATGAGGACCGCAGGTTGACCACTTGCGGCGGTGACCTATGCGACTAGCACACTCGTATTCCGCGATTAAACTTTACGAAAACTGCCCGCTGCGCTACTACCGGCAGCGTGTGATTAAGGATGTGGTGGACGAAGGGGGTGAGGCGAGTAAGTACGGCGAGCGTATCCACGAGTTTCTGGAGAAGCGCCTTGCCGAGAACGCCGAGCTACCTCAAGAGGCAGAACGCTACGAAGTGCTTTGCCAGTCCGTCGAGAAGATGGCCCGAGGCGGTGAGCTGCACGTTGAGAAAGAACTTGTGCTGACCGAGAACCTTGAGCCCACCGGGTGGTGGGACAGCGACGCATGGCTACGGTCCAAGCTGGACGTACTGATCGTCAAGGGCGACACGGCTGTGGTTATGGACTGGAAGACTGGCAAGCGGTACCCAGACTTCTTTCAGCTTAGTCTCTTCGCTGCGCAGACCTTCAAACATTTCCCCGAGGTAAAGAAAGTGAAGACCTCACTCGTGTGGCTCAAGTCCATGTCCATGGACACGGAGCAGTACAGCAGGGAGCGAGTGAACGAGCTGTGGGCGGACATCATGGGAAGAATCCGCAACATTTACAAGAGCTTAGAGCATGACAACTGGCCTGCCAAACCCAGTGGGCTTTGTCGGTTCTGCCCGGCGCGGCACGATTGTGATTTTGCTAAGGTCTAACACTTGACAATCATGTAAAGCGAGGTACTATGGGAGCCCTGACCCCGGAAGCGAAGGTCAAACGGAAGGTTACAGCAGTTCTGAAGAAGCACAAGTGTTGGTACTTCTTCCCCGCCAGCAACGGCTTTGGCCGAGCTGGTATACCCGACATCATCGCCATCGTCGATGGCATCTTTGTTGGGATTGAGTGTAAGGCTGACGAAAAGAAACAGCCCACTCAACTGCAAGTGCAGTGCGGAGAACAGATAGAGGCAGCGGGCGGGAAGTGGTTTCTCGTCCGAGGCGCCGATGAACTGGAGGCCCTTGAGGCTTACATTCGGCTGAGGTAAGACAACATGCTGGTAGTTGAGAAGGCGAAAGCCATCGCCTTGAAGTTGAACAATCCCAACCGGGTGCTGGAAAGCATACCCACGGCGAAGCCCCTGAAGAAGTACGGGGACAACATCGTGGTGGCACCACACCGGCTGGATGAGGTGCGCGTCCTACGCAACCTGGGTATAGAAGTCCCCTCGCCGATCCTGCACTACTACGATTGGCCGGGGCAGTTCACGCCCTTCGATCACCAGCGGCAGACCGCTGCGTTCCTGACGCTCAATCAGAAAGCACTTGTGCTGAATGACATCGGCACGGGCAAGACGCAGAGCGCCCTGTGGGCAGCGGACTATCTGATCCGCAGCAAGCAAGTTAAGAAGGTGCTCATCATCAGCCCTTTGTCCACCCTTGAGCGGGTGTGGGGCGACGGTATCTTCACGGGGCTGACCCACCGCAAGTTCGTGGTGCTCCACGGTACGAGCCAGAAGCGCAGGAAGCTGCTCCAGAAGGACGTTGAGTTCTACATTATCAACCACCACGGGTTCCCCATCATCGCCGAGGATGCGGAGGGGATGTTCGATCTGGTGATCGTGGATGAGGCAGCGGAGCTGCGCAACCCAGCCACTCGCCGGTTCAAACTGTTCCGCAAGTGGATGAACAACAATCCCAAAACTCGTTTGTGGTTGATGACCGGGACGCCGACGCCGAACGCACCGACCGATGCCTGGGCTCTGGCCCAGCTCGTGAACAGCCCGCACTGCACAAAAACTTACACTGCGTTCCGCGAACAGGTGATGCAGAAGATTGGCCAGTGGAAGTTCATCCCCCGGCCTGAGTCCATGGAGATCGTGAAGAACGTGCTGCAACCTGCGGTGCGTTACACCAGGGACGAGTGTTTCGATTTGCCAGACACCATCATCCAGACCCGGAAGGTGGACATGACCCCTGAGCAGGCCAAGCACTAAAAGGCCATGCTCCGACACCTCATCACGGAAGCGTCTGAGGCGGGGACGATCACTGCTGTGAACGAGGCAGTGAAGATGCAGAAGCTGGTGCAGATTGCCTGTGGCGTAGCCTACGGGGATGACGGCCAGAACATTGAGATTGACTGTGGACCCAGGGTGAACTTGGTCAAGGAGGTGATCGAAGAGGCAGGAGAGAAAGTGATTTTGTTCGTACCGCTGACGGGTACGCTGAAGATGTTGGAGAAAGAACTTGCCAAGCACTGGAGTGTGGGTGTCGTGAACGGTGCCGTGTCATCGTCGCAGCGCAACCGCATCTTCAAGAACTTTCAGCAAGAGCGAGACCCCCACATCCTCATCGCCCACCCGGCAACCATGTCCCATGGTCTGACCCTAACAACCGCATCCACGATCATTTGGTACGGCCCGATCAACAGCAACGAACAGTATGTTCAGGCAAACGGGCGCATCGAACGTATCGGGAAGAAGAAGGTTTCCAATGTGATCCACATTGAAGCCACGGACCTTGAGCACATGATGTTTGAGCGGCTGCGCAACAAGCAAAAGATGCAAGGCTTACTGCTCGACCTTATCCAAGAACAAACAAAGAGGTGACAACTCATGGCAGTAAATACGGATGATGTCGTGGCGGCCTACATGAAGCTGCGACGGCAAAAGGAACAGATCGAAAACGAAGTGAAGGACCGCACCAAGGCCATCAAGGAAAAGATGGACAAGCTGGAGGCGTGGCTCAAAACGCAGATGGATGAGCAGGGCTTGACCTCGGTTAAGACCAAGCATGGCACTGCCTTCCTGACCACCACGGACTACGCCAACGTCGCTGACTGGGATGCGATCCTTGAGTTTGTCAGAAAAAACGATGCTTTTGAGTTTCTGGAGAAGCGCATCAGCAAGATCGCTGTGCGTGACCACATCAAGCAGCACAAGAACGTACCACCCGGTGTGAACTACGGCACCAAACTGAACGTCAACATTCGCAAAGCTGCCCCGGCAGCAGACACTGAAGACTGAGGAGTCTCTCATGAGCAACCTAGTACCTGTGAACGTCCAAGTCCCGGCACACTTGATGAAGCATGTCGGCAAGCCCTCGGCTCTGGCTCAGTCCCTGAGCAGCGGCCTCGGTGGTGACGCCCCGAGCTACCCTCGCATTTCCATCAAGGGCGCCCGCTTCCGCATCGTGGAAGGGGACAGCGAGACCGTGCTCGACCAAACTTCTTTGGATGTTGTGATCGTGGGCGCCAACCCGCGCCTGTCCAAGACCTTCTATGCCAAGGCGTGGAACCCCGACGCCGAGCCGACCGGCCCTGACTGCTACTCCCTGGATGGTGTGAGCCCGCACCCGGAGTCCCCGGAACCGCAGAACGACCTGTGCGCCTCGTGCCCGCAAAACGCATGGGGTTCCAAAGTGACGCCGCAAGGGCAGCAGATCAAAGCCTGTGCGGACCAGAAGCGCCTTGCTGTGGTGGCTGCCGAAGACCCGACCGGGCCTGTCTATCTGCTGCAGGTGACGCCCGCTGCGCTCAAGGGTCTGAACCAGTACCACAAAGAACTTTCTGTGCGGGGCATTCCCCCCGAGATCGTCAAGACCAAGGTGTCTTTCGACACGGATGCCAGCTTCCCGAAGTTGAAGTTTACTTTTGGCGGCTTCATCGACGAAGATACGCAGAGCGCCGTAGACAAGCTGTTCGGCACTGAGCAAGTGCTTGAGATCACCGGGGAGGCAGCCCCCAAAGTTGCAGAAGTGCCACCGGCCCGACCTGCCCCAGTCAAACCGAAGCCCGTGGAGGAAGAACCTGTCGCTGAGGCCCCTGCTCCTGCCCCTGCACCCGAAGAGGCAGCTACTCCGAAGCGCGGTTTCGGTTCTAAATCTGCTGCCCCCAAGGCAGCCCCTGAGCCCAAGGCTGAAGCCCCCAAGGCGAAGCCCAAGGCTGCTGTGAGTGAGGACGCGTCGTCCCTGGCGGACGAGATTGCGGACTTGCTCGGGGAGGTAGACGCCGATGACTGATAAGCCCGGCCTTGACTTCAGCAAAGTTGAGGCCCTGCGCAAGCACCTCATGCTCACCACGGCAGATATGGCTAAACTCCTTGGTGTTTCCCGCATGACGTACTATGGTTGGGTGAAGGGCAAGGCGATGCGCAAGGCCAACGATGTAATGGTCCGGTCTATGCTTCGCAAGCTGCTCGCCGTCATCACAGAGCAGGGCTGGCCTTCGCCAGAAGTAATCGCCATGGAGTCTAGCCAGCGGCTCCAACGACTCAGAGAAACCCTTGGGGTGGAGGAGGAGCCCCAGCAAGAACCGGAAGTGGAGACTACCGACAACTGAAACAGGGCGGGAGGGGGCAACCCCTCCCTTCAGGCAGGGGCATTATGGACACGTTGAGCTTTCTTCAACGGGTTCTACCAACGGAAGGCTTCTATGTTGTAACGGTCATCAATGAAGATGGCCCGCGACAGGGCTACTTTCCCACCGTAGAAACCCTAGCAAAAAGCGCGCTGAGCTTAGACCAGCGTGGTAACAACACATATTTTGCAATCTCATCGTTCATAGAAAAGGGGAACCGGAAGCAAGAAAACGTGCGAGCCACCAAGGTCATCGCACTGGATGTTGACTGTGGAGAGGACAAGCCGTTCCCATCATGGAAGGAAGGACTGAAGGCGCTGCTGGCGTTCGTCGAAGCCCAGTCCCTACCCAAGCCCATGATCGTCCACTCGGGCAACGGCCTACACGTTTACTGGGTCTTGACGGAAGAGCTTGCGCCGGAGCAGTGGAAGCCCCTGGCTTCTGCCATGAAGGCCGCCGCACTCGACAAGGGCTTTGAGATTGACCCGGCGGTACCGGCGGACAGCGCTCGGGTACTGCGCCCAGTGGGGACCACCAACCGGAAGAACGGCGCCACGATGAAGCTGCTCATAGACGCTGATCCTGTGACCCCGGACGTTCTTACCAGTTCCTTGCTTGGTTATATCCGAGCGGTTCCACAGAAAACACGACACACAACTGAGAGCAAGTTATCACAAGCCTTGGCGGTGCAGACGGACTTACCACCTGCCATTGCCAGCGTGGTGATGCAGAAGTGCCAGCAGATCAAGTGGGCGACGGAGAACCAGACAGAAGTTCCTGAGCCGGTGTGGTACGACCATCGGTGTGGCTGCGTATTGCCAAGACCCGGAAGGCACGGCAGTGCTGTGGAGTAAGGACCACCCGGACTTCGATCATGTCGAAACCGTGCAGAAGATGCAGCGGTGGAAGGACTCCACGACTGGGTCGACGACCTGCGCCAAGTTTGAAATGGACCGCCCTGGTGGCTGCAGGGGGTGCAAGTACAAGGACAAGATCGGCTCCCCGGCCCGGCTCGGGGTGCAGCACCAAGAGGTGGCCGCCCCCACGGAGGTGCCTGACAAGACTGCTGCGCAGATACCCATACCCAAGCCCTTCAAGCGCACCGCCACGGGCATCAAGGTCACCATCGACGACACGGACATAGACGTTTGCGATTTCGATCTGTACCCCACGGGCTATGGGCGGGACGAGTCTCTGGGCTACGAGACCGTGCGCTACCACTGGGACCGGCCTCACGCCGGGTGGCAAGAACTTTCCTTTAGGCAAGCGTACCTCACCGACGGACACCGGGAGTTCGCTACGGCCATCGCAGACCAGGGCATCCTGCTCAAGAGCAAACGACAGACGGAGTATTTTCAGATGATGCTGCGCTCATACATGGACGAGTTGCGGCAGAAGCGGGCCATGACAAACCTTTACTCCACCATGGGCTGGAAGGAAAACTTCTCGCAGTTTGTCATTGGCAACACGATTCTGCGCCGCAACGCAGATGGAAGCGTATCGGAGGAGGACATCGCCCTCTCCTCGGGGAGCCAGCGCCTAGGCAACGAGCTGTATGAATGCGCAGGCGACTTGGGTAACTGGGTGAAGTTCACCAGCTTGTTGGAGAAAGCCGATCTCAAGGCTCACATGTTCGCCCTCTGCGTGAGCTTGTCCGCTCCCCTCTACGCATTCACTGGCCTGAAGGGCCTGACCGTATCCCTCTACGGCCCCACCGGGGGCGGCAAAACGCTGGCGCAGTATTGGCAGCAGTCTGTCTGGGGTGTGCCCGAGAAGCTGCACTTTGCAGCCAAGTTTACCCAGAACACCTTGTTCGGGCGCATGGGTTTCTACGCCCACCTGCCCATGACCATCGACGAAGTGACCATGATGGCGGACAAGGAAGTGGGGGACTTCGCCTACTGGGTAAGCCAGGGGCGGGACAAGGCCCGGATGAACCGCAACGCTGAGGAGCGGGATGCCAAGACCTGGGCTATGCCCGTGACAGTTTCTACCAATCGCTCTCTGTCCTCCAAGCTGATTGCATCAGGGCTGGATACGGATGCGCAGATGGCCCGGATACTTGAGGTCAGTGTGCCGTCGCACCCGCTCTTCACCAAGGACAGCGAGGCCGGGCGGAAGATTTACGATTTCCTCAGTGCGAACCACGGCCACGTTGGGTTGGCATTCCTCAAGAAGTTGATGGAGCTTGGACCGGAGGGCATTCGCGCCGGGATCGCAGAAGCCACGAACACATTCCACCGGCGCTACAAGGCGAACTTCAGGGGTGAGGAACGGTATTGGGAGCAGGCCATCATCTTCGCTGACTTCGCCGGGCAGCTTGCCAAGGACTGGGGCTTCATTGCCTTCGACCACAGCCAGGGGATCGACTGGGTGTTGCATCAGGTTGGCGCCATCAGGCGGACAATCGTCGAGAACAAGGTGGATGCCTTCGATTTGCTGACGGAATACCTCAACGACTCTGCCGACGCAGCAGTCACGGTCATGCACACTGGAACCCAGAAGCCCACCCCAGACTACGCACACATGCCACGGGCAGACATCAGGGTGCGCTTCGATCTGTACCGGGGTGACTCGGCTTCGCCCTTTGACCGGGGCACGGTGATGGTAGACCGCACCCACTTCCGCCGCTGGCTCGCTGCCCGAGGGGCAGACTACAAGTCCTTCACGAGTGAGCTTGCGGAGGAGAACGTGGTGGCGACGCCCAAGTCCCAGAAGGCGTATCTCGGCAAGGACACGCCGGTCAAGCTGGGCCAGAGCTACGTCATTGGGGTGAACCTCAACCACCCCAG